TATCCAAATTACCTTCTTCACGTTCAACGCGTTTTGAGTAGCCTCTATTTGATTCTTGCACTTTGGCAAAAGCCACTAAAGCACAGAAAGCTACAAGTCTATCCACGTTAAGTCCTTCCTTGTAAGCTGCCATCTCTTTTAGTAGCATAATGTCTGGTATTCTTTCAATACCATATGAAGTCTTGACAATGGTTCCATCAGCCATTGTTTCAACATCAAGTTCTTCCTCTAAGAACTGAATAGCATAGGATATCAAGTTGGTTTTAAACAAGGTTCCTACGTTCCTCCACCCATATTCTTGATACACATTTGTGTTACTAGACAGTTCTTTTAAGAATAAAATCTGGCTTTTTGGTACAAGATACTTCTGTTTTCTTCTAGAAATCATGTACTGAATAAACAAAGAAATATTATTCTCTACAATTGTCCAAGCATTGTACCATTCTATAATCATTTCAAGACGTTCATGTGTTTTGTTAAGGTCATCAAAACGTCCACACCAAGAAGCTACAATTCTATCTCTTTCAATATGCTGTTCAATACTCCCATCTGCTTTGTGTCTGGTAATTTCCTGAGCTGTTTTGTAAACAAAGATTGAACACAAAGAGTCTGATGTTGTTGTCTTACCTTCTGACACAGGGTCAATAGAAGCATAATACATACCAAACTGTGGTTCTTTCACAGGTCTTTCATAAACAACAATAACACCTTCTTTATCAACTGTTTTTGGTGATATAGGAAATTCTGATATTGGTAGTTTGCGTGATTCTTTTGCTACAATTTTACCTGTTTCATCTCTGTGTAAATCTACAAATTCTCTAAAGTATTCTTGATCTTCAATTCTTCTGATCTGCTTTGTCACAAGATGCAATGGAAACTTAGATACTTTTCTGTATGCAAAAGCTTCTTCAATGTTAATAGGTTTCTGAGAAATACGTAATTGATAGTCTTCAGGTTTAAGATTTCTTTTCCACTCTTCACGCTCTGCGAGAATCATCTCTAAAGCTTTGTCTACCAATGAGTTACCATATTCATCTATACATGGAATCATTGACCATTGCTCAGGAATAAACAAACCACATTCTCCAATCTCGCCTTCAGCATTGATGAGGTTTGTTGTCACTGCAAGTACATCTTTTGATATTGGATTCATGATCATCTCCTTGAGAGGTTCACATTGTTCCAAGTCACCCACAGATCCTGCAGCCACAAACATACCTGTATATGTCATACCAGACTTCATAGCAGGTAATAAGTACTCTATTGTTTCATTCATTTTAGGGGCAATACCTGCTTCCTCATGGAAGAATAATGTACATGGACCCCCTACACCATTGGTTGGATCTTTTTCTAACGCTAGACCAAAGATTACAGACTTTAAACCAACGTCACGTTTTTTACCACCTTGGTTAACTTCAATCTTCTGTTCCCAGTTCAAAACCTTATCTGGATTACATGGTCTATACCATGCAGTATGAGTATTCAAAAAGTTTCTATATTCTTCTAAGAAACGCCATGTACCTTTTTCATTGATGTAATCTTTTAGTGATCCCGCCATTTTGTTGATAGCACCTTCTTCAAAATAGAAAAGATTTATCATCTTTCCTGCATGAAAATATGAAGATGCAATCTGACGTTTTTTTAGAATAGCAGCATGTTTAGAAGAATGCTTTGCAATTTCTTCATATAATGCCATATGATACTGAGCATCACGTACATCAGGGAATGTAAACTTGGCTACTTCTTTGTTATAGATTGGTAAGAAATTGACCCACATGTAATAATCTCTTGTCAAAAACCAAGTCTTTTTGCCATTTTTATAAATAGCACCAGATCTACATTTAACCTTCTGATCATCCCAATACATTACATAGTCCTTTGATCTAAAAGGTGCAGTGCAGAAAACTTTAGTTTTATTAAATGCACGTGCTTCTTTATTGAACAAACGTGATGTCTCATCAAAACCATATTTGCCAGGTTCTTTAAAAACAGACCACAAGAACTCTACATACTTCTCTCTAGTTTCAAATTCTGTAGTAGACCATTCTTTTGTAATGGCATCATATGTTGGTATCTCTAAATACATTCTTAGTCTTTAGGTTCTTCTACAATTAGTTTTAGTGTATGTCCATCACTATAATTCCAAATTCTTTGTTTTACAACATACACATCTGAGCCAAGAGAAATCCAATCACCCTTTAATGGAGTGTTCTTTACATTTCTACTAATCAAGTATCCATCAGATACATGAACAATTTCAACTCTAGTTGTTCTGTTTCTTTCTAGTTCCTCGTGTAAGCTCATTAATCTTAGTTTTATCACCATCAGTTCTTCTGATGATGTCATGAATTACATTAATATCTTTTGCTCTAATAATGCTACGTGTTGGTGTTGTACCATTCCAATAGGCTTGATAGTCATCTCTGTGGAATCCATTCCACGTTTGAGTATGATGGTTGAAATGAAACAACCAGTGATAGAGTTTGTCTTCCATAATTTTATTTTTATCCTTGATCATACGCAAGGTGCTGACCTCCGCGTACCTGGCTTTTCTGCTCTTCCATGAGATCTTTATACGCCCCTTTGAACGATAAACGTATTTGCTCAAATTTAGCCGCAGCATTAACAAGAGAATTGATGTTGCCATCCCTACCGTGTTCAATACTGGTAGTTTCCATATACTTTGCCAAACGGTCAAGCATATGTTTAATACCCATAAAAGCCCTGTATGTAGGAGTTTCATAAAGTTTTTTACATAACTCAAGAGCTGCCAAAATTGCGTCATCCTCAGTAGAAAATTCCACTTTAAGTTGTGAAAGAATAAGTTCTTCTTTTTCATTTTCAGGGGTATCAAAAAAAGGGTTCATATCTGGATTAGGACATGTCATATAAAACAAATACATGTAAACATTCATGTAGTCATCTGGATACTCATCCATAATCCTTTTTAAAAAATTCAGTGTGTAACAATGTTCAGTTGGAACAACTACACCTGCTTGTAAGTCAAATAATTTTACCATTAGTTCTTCTTTTTAAAAAATTTAGAAGGATTCTCTTTGTAGTATGTCATGATAGACAATACCTCATCTTTTAAATATGGAAGCTCATATGGAATGATCTCTTTGATGATAGGTTCTCCTTCACTATTCAATTTTGAGATTGGGTATCCAAACTCATCTTTCTCATCTTCTTCTTCAAATATGATATGGTGAATTGTAAGTTTACCAGGTTTTAATTGAGGATTATGTTTTAGAATCATGTACATGTAAATAGACAACTGCAAATTGTAATGATTCAAATTGCAATCATCTAAATGTGATACAGGAGCATTCATCTTTTGTGAAATACCTTCCCAATTCTTAAAAGACTCTGCTTTGATTTCTTTATTGGTCTTGTAGTCTGTAATATGAACAAATCCATTTGCTACTTCTACCAAGTCACTCTGGCCACAAATTCCTGCAGATCTTAAATAAACCATATGCTCAGGATAAATACCATTCATAAGTTTCTGAGAAGGCGCAACTTTTAATCCATTTTCATCTGTCATTGGTCTGATGACAGGAAGTGTTGCATCATATCTCACGATGGTATCACAATTTGTGATATCCTGTTCTCTCTGATCGTGATACCAGTTTCCCAATGTACACGCTCTATCAGATTCTTTTTTCCAAACTTCTTGGATTTGTTCAACAGTCATACCAAACCATTTGCTCTTTTTGTTACTTGCTGATTTCTTAGCAATACTGTTTGAGTCAAAAGGTTGTTTCAGACCACTGATCAATGTTGTGACACTAATCCATTTAGTATTATCATTTGGGTCTACTGAAGTATAACTATGTGTTTTAGGTTCAAATACTAAACTCATAATTCTTTGTTTTGGTTTATACTCTGTCTAATCAATGTTTCTTCATGTTCTGATGTTACAGGAAGCCAGAAGTTCTTGGGACATCCAGATGCAAGAGATCTTGTCTTAAGTCTCAATGAACATCCACATTCTGAACAACAAGGTTGTGTACCTACAACAGCACACTTGTCACCTTTTAAATCAATGTAGGGACATCTTAAGCAGATTTCATTTCTACCAAAGGCAATCTCTTCAATGTGTTCCTTTTTAAAGATGTTATTCTTAACACCTTCAAGGATCTTGCCTTTTTCTTTCCAGATTTTAATAGCATTACTTAACATTGTTCACATAGTTTAATTTTTGTTGATTTACTTCTTTCTTTCTGTCTTCTTCTTTTTGCATGAACTCTAAGATAGAATTGTATTTATCTATATCAGCTTTCACTTCTAAAGAAGTCTCATACATGCTGATTGACTCAGATGCATCAATCTTATCAAGAAAAGCACAGTACTTTTCAAGTTTCTTTTCAACGCGTTGTTTCTTAAGCACAAATGTCCCCATGTTAGGGACATTAATATGACTATGGTTCAAAGCACTAAGTTTCTTTTGAACTGTTCTGTAGAAGAAAGCCACCACATCATCTACAACTAGATGTTCTAAACCAAGTGACTCTGCAGTCATCTTAGATATCTCCTTACGCTTTATTGGATTCAAGGGCTAAAAAATTATAGTCTAACAATACGTTTCCTTTACCATAAATGTTGAGAGCAGGATTAACCTGTATTTGTCTCTTGCCATTATTCATTTTTTGTACAATACCTCTCTTCTCAAGCTTTGCCATTCTATTACGTACATTTTGAGCACGTACAGAAAATTCTTCCATCTCAATGTTTTTGTACAACTTTTTTGCTGCAGCATTACAGAACTTACCCAACTCAATAGGTCCCCATAATGCAAGTAAAGTCAATAGTTCAATATCAGAAGGAATTAAATGTTCTTTTTTAAAGAATATCAATTCAGTTATGATCTGATACTTAACCAGTTCGTAAGAGCTAACTCTAATTTTTTTCTGGACTCTGTTTACTTCCATGGTTTTTACTTTTAAATTTTATGTACCAATCACTCAGGATTTTCACCTGAACCACTATCAACACTACAACTTGCGAGTTGCAGGTGAGCTGTCCCACCAAAACAGCCTTTAGTGTGCTTTTTCTACGCTTACACTAGTGAGGTACTGGCGACTTGGGCATTTCTGCCTTGTTGCGGGGGTGAGACTCGAACTCACGTGGTTTGGCTTATGAGACCAAGCTGGAACCTCCTCCAGTCTACCCCGCTATACCTTTAATCCAAAATACTTTGGATCTTTGAGATAGTCTTATCAGTACTACTCAAAATTTTCTTTGTTCTTTCAGACTCAAGAACCAACTCATCAATCTGAGTGTGAACTGTCTGAATGTGTTTTTCTTGCTCTTCTTTCAATAACTGTAAACTATTTAAAGTAGTTGTAAAGCCTGCAAGGATTGCATCTTTTCTCTGTTGAAACAATACAGAAGAAACAGTAGATGAACCTGTGAATCTGTTAAGGATGGTTTTTAACATATCTCTAGTTTTAAGGGTTTACCATATAATTGCAATATCTCTCTCTGCAATCATTAATTTTAAGTCATCTTCAATTGAAACAACGCCTGCATTTTGCAAAGAGTAAGTTTCAACAAAAACTTTATCTCCTGGTTGTACAATTGAAACTTCATCTCCTACAGCATATACTTCCAATGCTGTCCATTTTGCCATCATTTCAGCTTCCATCTGTGCTTCAGCTTCTGGTGATAATAATACTTTTGATTCTGGTTTTTTAGGTTTAGTAAGCAACACCCTTGTTCCTACTAGTTTTTTGAATTCTGCCATTGTTTATTTATTTGGTTATTAAAATTTGAGCCTTCTGTAGGATTTGAACCCACAACCTGCTGAGTACAAATCAGCTGCACTACCAATTGTGCTAAGAAGGCTTTTTGTGATCCCACTAGGATTTGAACCTAGAACCCTCAGCTTAGAAGGCTGATGCTCTATCCAATTGAGCTATGAGACCTCATTGTAATGATTTGTTATTCTGATGGGATTCCTGACTACCCACAAGTCTAACGCATGCCCCTTTTCACCCATAGTCCAGATGTTTGCGCGTTGACCAGGGACACCCCAATCCACATCTGTTAATGACTAGCTGGATTGACTACCAGCACCTGCTGCGGAGATCAG